AGTCTCTTGGCTGTGTACACGATGTCCATCCGATAAAGATCCATGTCCAGCTTGCCTTGCTTATAAAGCTCTGTGCAGATGACTCTGGAGTTGTCCGAGTCGCTGCTATCATCATCATTGGACTTGTATCCCATGAATTGACCTAGCTTGGTGTCTCTGAATTCTTTGCCTGTCAAAGTCTCGAATAATCCCAAGCCATCCGTATTGCCGCTAGCATCCCTGCCCATCCCTCCGAATGCAGTGTCTGCACGACTGCGAGCTTCTGAGAATGATGCTGGAGGCGGTCCATCATTGCCACCAAGATCCATATTGCCGCTAGGCGTTGTAGAGTTGAACTGGTTTGAAAAGCGTTCTGTGAATGATGGACCACCAACTGTTGGGCCAGAAGAAGATATGTTTCTAGGGTTATCAATCCCAAAGTTTCCATCAAATCCCATCAAGTCGCCAAGATAGCTGTCTTTGTATTCCCGCCCAGTCATGGCTTCGTAAGCACCCTTGCCATCAACCTCATTCATCTCCGCACCACCGCCAAGATAATCACGAGCATTATAAAATTTTTCAGCAACATAACCTTCTGGCTCACCAGACTCGTCTGATGGCTTTGCGCCATAACCTTCTGAGTCAATGGCTGCTATGTTGTAGCTACGGTAATCTGGCCTAGCACCAATGTTGACTGGTTTGCCGAGCTGCCCTGCATCGATGGCTGTTCTTATGCTGCTGTAAGTTGGCAGATTGTTCGCATCCATCATGCCTTCTCTGAATACGCCTGTTAGTGCACTGCCACTTTCAAGATCGACAGTTCCAGCTTTCAGATCGTCAACCAAATTTGAGGTGCTGTTTCCGACACTTTGAACAGCGGATTGTGTTGGTATGGCAGAATCGGCTAAGACTGGTGCGTTGTCAGGTTGCAGTGGTTTGGTGTTGGCTACCAGATAGCTTTGAGGATCCATGAAGCTGCTCTGGCGAGAGAATGTCTCTGGCCTAACTGGTCCATTCATCAAATATTTCACTGGAGATATCGGTGGGCCTTTTGTTCCATCGAGATAGGGGACAGTGAGTTTTGCAAATAATTCAGGATTAAACGCCACCTTGGGATCCTTTCGGCATTCCGGACATGAAAGACTCCAGCGCACCCATGTTTGGTCCTTGGGCTCTTGCTCGGATCTCTTCGACCTTGTTTTTCAAATATTCCATCATCGGGTCTGCCGCAGGTGCTGCGGGACTGGGAGGAGAAACCGCATTGGGAGGTGCTCCTGCGACAGCTGTTTGGCCAGAAAACTTAGTTGGGTCAATTGGACCCATGGGCAAAATGTTGCCGTTAAAGTCCACTTTTCATAGCCTCCATCTGGATTTTTGCTGCATTCTTTTCTCGCTCAAGCTGCAACTCCGCTTGGAGCTTTTGAACTTTGGCCTCCAACTCTGCTTGAACTTTGGCAGCTTGGATGTCCATGTTCTGGCGAGCCTTGGCCTGATCGATCTCGATGTCTGATCTTGCTTTGGCTTGGTCTGCGGCGATCTCGGATTGAGTGCGCTGTTGAAGAGCCTGAGCCTCCAGCTGTGCGAGCTGCTTGGCGTATTCCAAAGGATTCTGTTGACCGCCTTGTTGTCCTGCAGCTTGAAGAGCTTTGATCGGTTGCATCTGGGGAGCTGCAGCGACCACTTGGGCTGCGCGTTGCGATATGAGCATGTCCATCTCTGGATCGATGTCTTTCAAAGCGAACTTCGGATCTCTGAGGTTGGGCAATGGTGGGAGTGGCATGTTGATGCTGGCTTCCATCCGCTGGCGATACAACAACGCGACGTGCTCGGCAATGTGGGCGATCAATATCGGCTGCATCGTCTGGGCTGCTGGGTTGCCAGCCAAAGACGGATCTTGCATGAATTGAATGTGCACCGCAATGTGGGCTTCGTGATCTTGCTCTGGGAAAGCCTTGATTGGCTTGCCATACATGATCGACATGTTCTCGTCGATTGGGTCTGTCCTCGGAGCTTCTTCTGGCTTGATCAAAATCTCATCAATGTTCGGGATTCTGATGGCCTCATACATTCGCTTGTATGCTTCGTAAAGATCGTGCAGCTGCGGAGCTGACTGGGCCATTTGCAAGATTGCTTGAGCCTGAGCGATTCTCTGGGCAGTGCTGAATATGTTGGGGTCAGAAACCGGAATGATGTCGACACGATCGTCGAAGTCAGTCGCAAAGACCGTCTCGCTGGAACCAGCAACCGAAAACTGGAAAGACTCTTCGAGGTGTTCTGCATTCAGTTTGGCCAGCAACTTGAACTCTTGGCCTTGGGAATAATGCAGACGTTTGTGGATTGCGCTGAATGCTTTGGAGCCTTGCTCAATCAGAGCGACAGTTGAACCGACAGGTGCATTCGGGTTGACGTCTCCAACATTGAGGTCAGAAGTCGAAGCGAACCTTTGGCCAGCTTGGACGATGAACCCCAAAAGGTTGAACAACGATTGGCTTGGCTCTTTGAACGGCAATGGCATGATTGCTTTGTTGACGTCATCCACCGTCGCGTCCAGATCAACGAACTCTCCAGGATTGACATCAATCTCACCACCGCTGACTCTGCCCTTCAGCTTGAAGCCACCTTGCATGTTCGCAAAAGCTGCGGAGTCCAAAAGTGCACGCAACGAGCCTGTGGCTGCTCTGCCCAGACCGCCGATCATGTGATACAAACCGAAACCGTAGAATCCCAATCCAGGCAAGAACTTGTAGCTTACGAACCAGTCTCTGCGCTTTTTGTCCTCGTCGTTCTCGTCCCAGTTCCTGCGGATGGCGACGATCTTCTCAGAGTCATAGTCAATGGTAATGACGTAAGGCAACATGACAAGGTTCTCAGACTCTTCGTCCTCAATCCCGTCTATGCCCTCAAAAGCCTCGTAACAATGCATCTCCAAAAGAGTCATGACATCGTCGTCAGAGTCGTCACTTTTGTCTATGCCTTCGATCCGCTGCGTGGTGTAGCCATCATCCTCATCATAACTGTCCCCAGTGTATTCCGAAGGCAAATACCAACCAGCCGCGACATACCTGTTGTAGTCGTTTTTGGGCATTTTGATGATGTGGGTGTATCGTGGGGAGGTGTGAAGATCTTTGCTCTCTGGTGCAACAACAAAATCTTCAGCTTTGACAAACTGGCTGCATTGGCGACTGAGGTTGGCATCCCACCAAACCTTTTTGAACGTCTGGCCAACCAATGGCAGGTGAAACAACATTTGGTCAAGGTCTGGGAAATACTCCGGCATCTGCTCCATGATTTGATAATTCATGAATTCCTTGACACGACGAGCTTGATCTTCAGTCTCTTCGTTTGGCTCGCCAATGATGGTGGTCTTGACTGGACCGCCAGCCGGATAAAGCTCTGCGATGGCTTTGGCGTTGAACTGCGTGGCAGCTTCTGCGATCAGCGGATGGACGACTGTGCTGAGACCACGAATGGCTCGCTCTTCTTCGTTCTCGTCCATGCCACCTTCTGGGTCGAGCGTCAACAAGCCTTGCTTGTAGCGTTCTTTCCACTCGGAGCGAGCTGACTCGTCATTCTCAAAATAACCTGTGAGGATGCCAGCTTTGCGGGACGACTGCTTTTCGTCAATGTCCTCTGCTAAGTTTGCATCGAAGTTACTGTCAGACTCTTCAATGGCGTCCAAGACCGGATCACCAATCAAAACATCCCCATCCGGCAAAGTCTCAACCCGAAGGTCATCAGGCGGGGAGCCTTCTGCAAATGGAATAACAGGTTCAGCCATACATCGTCAACCTTTTCCTCATGGGCTCGTCGTCATCTTCGTAATCACCTGAATGGGTGACAAACCAGCCTTTGCGCAATCTCAACCACGCTTGCGTGCACGTGTCAACTATGTCGTCATTCTCAACCGCTGGGAATGCAGCACAGATATCAATTAAATTTTTAGCCCACTTCTTGCCTTTTGGAAAGTAAATTCTTCCATCCTCCAATAATGCGGAGCTTGCATGGGCACGAGCTTGCTTGTCTCTGTCCGGAGAATACTCAATTACGGGGACACCAGCCATGCGCAAATCTTGCAGCAAACTCTGGCCAGAAGCCTTCTTCTCGATCAACACAGCGTCTGGGTCGTACTCTTCATATGACTCTTGTGCGATCTTCCGCAGCTCTGGGTAAGTAACACGATCCCACCAAGCCTCAAGCACCATAGCACACATCGCTCCCCTGTGCCGGAAGACTCCCCACGTCGTGCGAGCGGAATAAGATGATTTCTCTTTGATGCTGAATGCTGTGTCCCAAGACTGCAAAACATATTCAATCTCTGGCAGCTCATCGCCTTCCCATGGAACCCACCACTCTGATTTCAAGATCCCACCACCTTTTGGGGCTGGCCTTTGTTGCAGCTGTCCGGCTGAAGCATATGTCCCGAGGCTTCTCTCAAGATTGGAAAGAGTTTTGTCGTCGATCCGGTTTGGCCAGAGGAGCTCTCCTTCCTTAGTGCGTGGGTCTGTGAATCCTAAGCTGGATCTGGTCTTGGTCGGGTGGCCGATCTCATATCGGGCTGGCAAGCACAGATGATCCCATTCATCACCAACCTCATTGGCCAATATGTGCCCTGTCAAGTCTCCCTCGTGCACTCTTTGCATGATCACGACAAAAGCACCAGTCTTGGGATCATTGAAACGTGACTGCATGGCTTGGTCCCACCACTCCAAAACTCCCTCTCGGACAGCCATCGAATCTGCCTCCCGAACATTGTGTGGGTCGTCAATCACGATTATGTCGCCACCCTCCCCAGTCAACGCACCATCCACCGAGGTTGCGATCCTTTGGCCAGTGTGGTCGTTCTCAAACCGTTGTTTCTGGTTCTGGTCACCAGTCAGCCGGAAAGCCTCACCAAAATGATTCTTGTACCATGGGCTGTCAATCAACCGTCGACACTTGACACTGTCTCGGATCGAGAGTCCAGACGCATAAGACGCATAAAGAAATTTCTTGGCAGGAGCGAACGTCCAAGTCCAAGCTGGCATCGTGACCGCAACTGAGATTGACTTCATGTGTCTCGGAGGGATGTTGATGATCAGACGCTTGATGTCACCTTCGACCACAGCCTGCAAATGCTCAGATATTGCATCAATGTGCCAGTTGTCATTGAAGTCAGATCCTGGCTCAATCGTCGGCCATGAGCTCTTGGTAAACTCCTTCAGTGAGCGTCTCATCTTCTCCGCTCTGATCTCCGTCAATGACAGCGTGCTCAAGAACTCGTTCAATTGCATTAAGATCGTCTCCAGAAAGTCTGCTGATGTCTAATATTTTGCGCTCTTCTATTTGGGCTTTGACCTCCACAGCTTTGAGGTCTGGGACGCATTTGCCGAGAAGAGTTTTCGCCGCCATGACCCGCAACTCTGGGTCAGCGGCTATGGCTCCAGCTTTTGTTGCCAGACCATCTGCGTCTTTCACGTAAACCGGAAACATCTCTTTTCCGGCCATGACAGCCGACAAGAACCCGACAGGGTCAGCTTGGCCCATGATCCAGTTGATCGTTGCGTTGTGGTTCCATTTGTATTTGTTTTTCCGACCACGGGAAACCTTTTGTTTGGCCATTGGCTCAACTGACTTGAATTTGCCGTCCCATGCCTCTGGCTTAACTGGTGGGCCATTGTTTATTGGCCTTTGAACTATGGTCTTCGGCTCCTTGGGCTTGGGAGGACGACCAAGTTTCTTTTTCTCTTTGTTCATTTTCTTTAGCCTTTCAACCTTGCTTGCAGTGGTCAACTGAAAAATAACTGAGCCAACTATCGCTGATCTTTGGGCAAAAAGAAACCCTCCATCTTTGCAGTGCGAAACCTAGCCGGATGGAGGGTAGTGAGGAGAAAGTAGTATGAATGAAAACACGTTACTCTTTTTTATTAACAAAAGCAACAGCTCTGGCCAGAAACAACTTAGCATCATGGACGGCATGCATTATCCGCAGCTGCCTCCTGACTTCTTGTTGTTGGCGCAACAGCTCTTGGCGTTGCTGCTCAGGCGTTAATCTTGCCAACGAAAACTCCATCTTTGAAGAACTTGGCGAAAGCGAAAGGATCACGCTTTTGACGACGACGCATCTCATCCGAGTAAGTCATCCGCTGATCGGCGTAATAGTTTTCCTTTTCAGGATTCCAACCGCGCATTGCTTCCCCAGCTTCACGACAATCTTGAATGACAAAAGCCAACTCATCGTCGGTGCACTTCCTCGCCATGGATGTCCACTTGGCGAACTCTGCAGCTGTTGCCCCACTCATTGGGACAACTCCATGTGCTTTTGGTTCATCGCAATGAACAACCCAGAAACCTGCCCAGCATCTTCAGGGCCAAGACGAACATTCCAGACGCCAGCCCAATC